TCCCTATAATCATGACGATAGCGAGAGTATATCACGTCATCACCAACTTGTAGAGCATCAAATGGTTCTTCAGTAGCAGAAATACCGTTGGTGATCATAATATCACCGTAGTCAGTGCGATATAATCCAAAATAATTTGAACCTTCTGGATGTGGTGTTTCTGTGTAAAAGATAGCACAAGGAAAGTTAGACCAATTTCCACTGGTCTGCTTTAAGCAAGACTCGAATACGTATTTGGCCTTGTACATTTCCTCAACTTTGGCAATACCTTCTGGTTTTAGAAACGAGCACTCGTTTAGGATATTCATAGGTTCTCCTATAACTTATAATACGCTGTAAATATTATTTGTCAACTTGAGTTAATGCTTCTATCATCTTTTTTGACCGTATTTTATTGAGATAGATTTGTTTCCTACGTTCGATTTTTGTGTTGTTTACGAGACCTAAAACTTGTAGATACTCATGACACTTTCTCCAACCGTTGATAAAGTGTATCAACTCTTCTGCTGTTCCGTAATTTACGGCCATATCTTTATTATAGATCGCTAATTTATCAGCGGGATATAGAGAGAGTGTATTACCAACATTATATACTTTTGATATGTTTATTTCAAAACCAACTTCCTTGCATAGGTCCTCGAGATATTTGATGTTCTGATAGTCTATGTAACTGGTCATTCTGCAACTACCTCTTTGGTGTCGTCAAAGATTACATCGCTTGTGTATTCATAACCACCGTAATAACCAATGTATCCGGCGAACAGTTTCCTAGCCAAGTTAGCTGCCTCATCAGAATTGCCAGCTTTAACTTCAATTAAATGACGTTTGACTTCTTCAACCCCGATTGTAAACTTTTTCATTTTAGACATCCGATGCTACCTCTATTATGAGTTTACTATAGCATATACTCAGCGAGTGTCAACTGTAATTTTCAAGTGTTTACAATCATAAATATGTGATGTGTACAATTATCGCTAAAAAATTCCCAGGCGTAGGATGGGTTGGAGTTAAAAATAGAGACCGCAGCTTCTCTACAGATACGGAATTATTGCGAGATCAAATCAATGATATTCAACGAGTTACACTAATGGACATGAAAACTCGTTGGACAGAAGGTATGAATAGTGCAGGCATCAGTATTATAGCCAGCAGCCTGCGTGTAGTAGAATCCGGTGACAGTACAGATCATGTTTCTAGAAATGCAGAATGGTTTAAATTAGCACTCAGCAAACCAACATTAGACAGTGCAGTAGCAGTACTCAAAGGTCATGCCACAGGCTGTGTAATGATTTTCAACTCTGAAAGACTTTGGTTGCTGGAAGGCTATAACGGCGGTAGAGAATATGTGTGTCAAGAAGTTGTCGCAGATCGCATAGCCAGAACCAATCATGGCATTTGGTTACCCAAAGCCGGATATCAACCTCACAACGAAAATCCCATATTGAGAATGCGTCGTATTAGTTCGGTTGCCAGATTACTCATAGCCAATCATATACTGGATACAGCAAACAAACCCGAGGAAATGATGCCAATGTTAGCTGAACCTTGGACTGACAATCCGCAGGTTACTACACTTAGAAAACCAGTACCGGGTATAGTAACCAGAACCACTGAACAGCTACAGCTAGAACCCAGCAAACGACTGATGTTGGTTCGTAACACAGATGGTGTATTGGAATTTGATCAAGCTGATGCTAATCCACCGGGCAGTCAAGTGCTGGTCGGTGTAGTTGATTAATCAACTTCTATTCTATCAAAATGAAATTTACCACATTGCCCATTTAGAAAATACACTCCGCCCTGTTGTTTACACTGAACATTTGGCGGATAGAATGGAAATAATATAACTGCTATTATACCAATTACAGCAACCCATAATTTACAATTACCAAGCATAACAAGTCCTAATTGTAGGCACGGCTTAATTTGAAATGCATAGCATCATTCTCATTGGTGAATTTGATCCACAGATCTGTTATTGATCCATATTTGTCAACGTTCTTGGTTATGCAAGCGCCCTTGTAGGTATTACAGATCATCTGCTCCATTACGGCAATGCCGAATTGCTCGTCGGGATCTTGTAAATGATCCCGATCAAATCTTATATGTATAGTGCTGTCATCTGTGCAAACGTCGGCCACGTTAGTCTTTCGTAATAAAACGTTTCGCCCAGGTATCCGCCCAATCTTCCAGATTCTCTTCAAGATACTTAACACCAGAGTCACTGTGTAGACTCGGAGTTTTTGCGATAGTATTAGATACTACCTCAGGCAACTGCCCTTCTATCATATCTAAAATTCTACGACGTTCATTGGGCTGCATGTCCTTGGACCAATAGGCCAAACGCTCAGCTACTAACCCACAGAGTTTGGCTGTAAGATCTGCAAGTTGAATTTGGTAGTCTGCTGGTTTAGCCATTATTACCGCCAAATAGATTCAAACTTTCTGACAACAAGTTGATTACGTTTTCTGCATTGTCCAAATGACTTGTAACGGTGCTATGTGCTTGATCGTCGAGTTGGATATTACCAGCAGTTTTAGCCATCTCATTTACTTTGGTTGCTATATTAAGTAATCTGGTAACGTTTTCTGGATTCATAATGGAATCTCCTAATCATCTTTATGGTATTTCAACTTTAATGCTACGATTAATGGATCGTCATCGTCAAATTCTAATCCAGCACTATATGGATCTTTTTCACTGGGCCAAGCATAGGTTTTAACACGATAACCCAATTCAGTTAGATATTTTACAAAGATATTTAAACCTTCGGGTGTTTTAATCCAGTCTTTGGCTTGATATTGGTCGAGGTCATAATCCTCAATCAATTGATTTACTAAATGAATGAATACGAGGCGTCTAGTGTCTCTGAATCCCGGTCTTTTAAGATTAACTCTCATAACATAATGTTATGATCGTTTATATATTACGCAATATTTAATTTGTTAACTAAATTCTTTAATAAAGATTTTTATTTGTAAGACTATTGGTATAAATTTTGTTAGATTCTTATCAGGAACTTCTGATAATCGTAATTCAGTATTAAGATTATTAAGCAAGTCTGATGCTTGTTCAATCATCTCATCTTTGGTTATATGACCGCTACTAAAACTCTCATGTATTGAACTGAGAGTGTGATCTACATGGGATTTTGTTATTTCAAAATCAATTTCATTCAGAATCATCTGGGACCTGAACCAAGTTGTTATAACAATCTTCGATTATTTTATCCCAATCTTCCCATGTGAGATTGTCTAAATCTATATTCTGTAATTGATTATGTACAGTATATGCAGCTATCTTTTTAATTCTTTGAATAAATGGATCGTGGTTCCATTTATTCAAATCTTCGGCTAATTCTATTTCCCATTGTCTCATGTGATTATTTAGTAAATTGATTTAACTTGTTGAAAGATTGTAAAATAAATAGTTGATGCTAGTCGCGATGTGGGGACATCCACTAGCTCTATTGCTAATAAGGAGCAACAGCTATGCATAATTATAGTTACGATAACGTTACTAGTCTATTAGAATCTATTGGTGCAGATACCATATATCATGGTTATAGATTAAAATGGCTGCAAAGTAACTATCCGAACTTGTTAAACCAACTTGTATCAGTTACGTCTTTTTTGAATCCTGCAACATTAACTGAGCGTTTATATTGTTATACCAATGATATCAAATATAGACCTAAATGTAAAATGTGTAAAAACACTGTTACTTATTCGAGAATAAAAAAGGAATATCACACATATTGTTCTCAAAGATGTTCAATGTCGGATATGAAGACATTACTAGGAGTTGAAAATACAAGTCAATTAGAGTTAGTTAAACAAAAGAAAAAAGAATCAGCTATAACTAAATATGGTGTAGATAACCCGAGCAAGGCTCCTGAAATTAAATTAAAAATTGCAAAAATAAGATCTAAACAATGGGATGATTTTTTTGACAAATTAATAAACGATTCAAAAGGTCAGGATATTATTGAAATATCAGAAAAAGAATATAATCGTCGGGTATGGAAAATTAGTAATTACATGTATCGATTACATAGAGATAACTTAGATCCAAATCGTACAAGGGGAGATAAATTCCATTTGGATCATAAATTCAGTATTAAAAACGGTTATATAAATTCAATTCCTGCTCATATAATAGGCGATATTACCAATTTGGTAATTTTATCGGCATCAAAAAATACATCAAAATCCTATAGGAATTCTATTGAAATACACGAGCTTATAACTGAATATAATAAATTTTATTCTGCAAAAGTATTACCTAATATCAACGAAATTCTACACAAAAAGATTCAAGTTTCTAGTGTTAGGTACTATGAGCATGATTTTGGTATTTGTAGAACCTGTGGGAGTATAGCACATTTTAAATTTGAAAATAATCAAAAATGGTGTTGTCAACCATCTAGAAATTCATGTCTTGGAATGAAAACTAAAAATAGTACGACTCAAAAATTATCAGAAAAGAAAAAAGAAGCTACTCAGAAACGAGTAGCTTCACGTATAATTTAAGCAGCCTCCACTTCCTCTACACCGACTTTTGGCTCGTAATACGCCCAGGTTCCGAACGGAGGTTTTACACGAGTCTTAGCGCCTTCAGTGATAATCCATAAGACATCGCAATAATTCTCTGGTCCCCAACCACCGTTAGGGCCAGAAGAAAAAGGAAACCCATCAGTAAACACCACAGCCTTCTTAGGCTCGATGTTATTCTCCATCCAATAATCCCAGAACGCCATGAAGTCAGTTCCACCGCCGCCCTTTGGCTTATATGAGAGTAGATCGTCTGCATTCTCTTGCGTAAATTCCTGGTAATTATATACTTCAGTGTCGAAGCAAAGAATGCCAATTTTATAATCATGATATGCACTCATAATTCCATGAATTTCGCTCATAAAATCTCGAGCCATGTCGTCTGAAATCGAACCAGACATATCTATAGCAATTTGAATATCGATAGTTTCATCTTTGTCCAATACCGGAAGGAATATACCACTGTACATATGTTTACGATTTGGACGAGACCATGTAAAATCATCTACGATACATGACTGAATGTTTTGCTGTAGTAAATCTCTCCAATTGATCTTGGGTTCAACAAGGTCATCAATGAGACGCTGTAGACCAGCTGGCATACGACCTGCCGCAGCATTAGCAGCCTGTAGTATTTTACCTTTCATCTCCTCCTTTATCTTTTTTAGTTCATCACTATCGATATCAATTGGAATACGATTCTTACCGTCTTTGTTGCCACTTTTTTTGTCATCGCCCATGTCAATATGGACGTCAAGTGTCATTTCCTTTTTGACCTTACGCTTCTCCAAGTCATCGTAAACAGCTTCTGAGCTCCAGCCCACATATTTGGCATCATAGAGTCCAACACGCTGAGCACCTTTACCGTTGTCATCCTTTATGTTATCGTCTACTACCTTCTTCATGGGCATCTTGCCAATTTTGTCAGTAACCAGTGTACCGTTAATCACGTAGTCATTGGCCATGTTCCACCAGCTGGGATCACGATGTGACCTACGTCCAAAATGGTCAAATGCCACATGTAAGACTTCATGGCATAAAACGAATACAATCTCGTCGACATCCAGTTCACCGAAAAAATCTCTGTTATAATAAATGTTTCGCCCGTCTACTGCTGCGGTTGGACACCAACCTGCATCAGTAGCATCTACCAGTTTAAGATGCATGGTAAGGTTGCCGAAAAACGGCTGTGCAAATAGTAGTTTAATACGTGCCTGGCTGATTTTTTTGGCTACTGGATCGCGTTGTGTCATAGCATTCTCCGATTTAATAACAATGTTATATTAGCATATACCAAATAAAAATCAATTGAAAATTTGGTAAAAAATAGAAAAATACAGTATAAATAAACATTAACTTACACGGAGCTTTTGATCAGTGTTAGAAAAATTAAAACAAATAATCGCCGTTACTGATAACAGGGTGCTCGGACAAGTTGTAAAAAGCAACAGCAATTATCCACTCTACGATTGGTTAGTAAACGAAACCAAAAATTTATCACCTTCTGCAACTGTAAAAGAACGGATAAATGCGGTGTTAACAGGGGAAACACCTGAATGCAAATATGGAAATGTTCGAATTTTTTATGCGTATGATAATGGATATAAATTTTGCAACACCGTAGATAAGTGTCAATGTCATAAAGAGCATTATGAAGCTAATCACATACCGCTTGATGCTGAAACAATTAAAACGATACTTGAAAAAAGAAAGGAAACTTGGAAAGAAAAATACGGAGTTGATAATCCATCCAAAAATTGTAATATTAAAAATAAAAGAAAATTAACAATGCAGGACCGATCATATGACATGATGCGATCAAAATTAAATGAAAAACTACAGGATATTGGATATCAAGCGGTAATTGATCGCGTAAAGGATTATGTAACTCCGGCATTTACTCGAGACGAGTATACTGGTTGTTTTAGAAAAAACTTTTATAAATGGAAGTGTAATTTTTGTGGTCAAGAGGTTTTGGACCATGTGGACTACGGTAGAATTCCCAGATGTTTAAATTGCAATCCAAAGTCTGTATCTAAAAATGAAATTGAATTAAGAGAATGGATAGGGTCACTTGGTTTGTCTGTGGAGGGAAATACAAAAGAAATATTGGGGGACAAAGAGTTTGATATTTGGTTACCAGAAAAGAACATAGCAGTAGAATTTAATGGTATTTACTGGCACTCGTCTAAATGGAAAGATCCGAATTATCACGTTGATAAATTTATCAGGAGTCGTGATAAAGGTATAAGGTTGATACAAATTTTTGAAGATGAATGGATAAACAAGCAAGATATAATTAAATCTCGTTTAAAATCTGTTTTAGGTATATCTGATAGAATTTATGCAAGGAATTGTTCAATTAAAACAATTAATAAGTCTGAATATAAAAGTTTTTGTATAAAATATCATCTTCAAGGGTATGCATCTGCGTCAATTGTATATGGTCTTTATCATAATGACATTTTAATAGCAGTCATGAGTTTTGGTAAGTCGAGATATACTAAAGATGGTTTTGAATTAATTAGGTATTGTTCAATATCCACCGTAATCGGCGGTGCTAGTAAATTATTCAAAAGATTTATAAAAGATCATAATCCAACACGAGTTATTAGCTATGCTAATAGATGTTGGAGTAATGGCAAATTATATGAAGCATTGGGGTTTACCAATGTTACTAAAAACGACAGAAACACCGGCTACTGGTATTTTAAAAACCATACAAGATATCACAGAACCTCATTCGTTAAGTCTAGATTGATAAAACTCGGGTTTGATCAATCTAAAACTGAAGAACAAATAATGTCTGACGCCGGATACCTTAAGATTTATGATTGCGGTAATTATAAATTTAATTGGTCGCCTAAATAAATTTGGATTTTAAAATGGGCAACAATAAAGAATATAATTTAGAAAATCGATTAAAAATTATTGAAAAAATAGAACAAATGATTCGGGAGTCTAAAGCTAATCAACAAAAAATTAAAAAGATTATGAAATCTTTGAAAAATCTAAATAAAAATCAATAAAATAAGGCGGGCAAACAACAATTTAATACGTGCCTGACTGATTTTTTTGGCTACTAGATCGCGTTGTGTCGGTTATTATATACGATTTAATAACAATGTTATGATAGCAGAATTAAGGAGAGTGTCAACTATTTTGTTTATAAATATTATAACAGAATTGGAGATATCGATGGAAAAACTACCAATAATTAAATCGCCTACTAAACCCGGACCGGGGTATGTTGAAGTAACGCCAGAATTAATCCAGCAATTAGTGGATTCAAAACGTAGAATCGTCGAACTACGGAAAAAATTTGAACAGTTTAAAGAAGAAATGATTGCAGAAAATTTGAAAAATTTAGAGAATAATCATGAGAGCATATGAGTGGACACAGGAAGATTTAACTTGGTTAGAACTTATAGGCGAACCTTTAGATATAAATGACGATTACAACACAATTGTCGAAGTTATAAACTTCTTAATAAAACAAAAGTCGGCCCATAGAATTAAACAAATGTTACCAAATATCGAAGAATTTGAAGCAAAATTATATGAAAGAACACAGGTTGTTTTTGTAGAGCCAACAGACCCCGATGCAGTTAAATTTATAGATGATGCAAAGAATATGTTAGAACATATAAAGTCGCTGAAAAATCAATTAATAAACATTTAAAATTGATCGTTAGTATATAAAGATCATATGGATAGGTGTAAACACAAGAAAGCGGACAATTTCTCGTCCGCTCCCTAATTGTTTTATATTACTTATTTACGGTACATTTGGGATCAAGTCAGAATACCGATTGCAGAAGGTCGTCCAACTTTTAAGTTTTGGAGCCATAATAGGTAGTTTATATGTACCAAGAATTGCCTTAGCACCCATCACGGCTAATTCGTCTTCAAAATTTGCCATCACAAATTCAAAGAATGTATCCACTTGCTTATGGAACTCGTCCATCGGTTTTGAGTCGCCTGCACGTTTGGCTTGTTCAGCACTCTTAGCACTATCCGCCAAGTAGTATGTAAGAGCAGTAGTCAATGCGTACATGATGTCAATCTGCTTTACATTCAACTTGGTAACCTTGCCAGTTAGCACATCCTTAGCATGTGGCAAGTTAGCAGCCTGCTGACGATAAGTCATAAATTTAATACCAGCACCCTCGCCTACAGTACCTTTGATAAGATCTGCAAGCACATCGCTTGGCAGTGTGGTATCAATTACATTACCGTCCTCATCAGTCTCCTGGATCAGTTCGCTAGCAAAGTACCATGAACGAGGTGTAGCAAACGCCATGCTCTCTGAGCCAGGATTAAACACGTTGAGATCATTTGGCTGGAAGCTCAAGTAACCAACAACGTCCTTATGGATTCTGTTAATCAGTGCCCACTCTTTCCAGTCATCAAAGTCTACTGCAAGAGTAAGATGTGTAAAGCGATTGGCCAGTGGCATTGGCATGTTATATGCAACACCCTTGTCCTTAACGCGGTTACCAGCAGCCACAATTACCACGTTCTCTGGCAGCTGATACTGACCAATACGACGATTAAGAATGATTTGGTATGTAGCAACTTGGACGCTGGGTGGTGCAGCACTCATCTCATCAAAGAAAACCAATGCATTGCTATTTGGATCCGTTGGAAGATCACTTGGATTGCTCCATGTAAACACTTTTTCTGTAAGTGGAACACCTTTTTCGTCCTTAACGACGTTGCCTTTAGCATCGGTGATTTTGATATCGATAAGATGTGGGATACCGCGGATATCTGTTGGTTCCATGAGTGGAAGTCGGATGTCAATTAATGGACGACCCTGAGTCTTTGCAACTTCTGCAACAATGTCGGATTTACCAATACCCGGTGCACCCCAAATGAATAATGGACGCTTACGCTTTAATGAATGTTGAATAGCAAGTTTTAGCTTGCTTGGAGTGGTTGTGGAATGTTCAATAATTTTTTGCTGTTTGGCTGTGCTCATTTGTAATTACCTCGTTATGGTTTGTCATTACTCAATTACGTTATACGAGGATAGCGATTGTGTCAACTGGTATTTTTGATCTAAAACCAAATTATTTAGAATTTTTAAAATCCACAAAAGTGTTCAAATCCCCACCGACCATTTCCAATTCAAAGTGAGCAGTTGGATCGAATACAACTATTTGTGAGCCGCGGATAAACCATGGTCCGCCTACAGCATTATCCATATTTAACAGTAACTTACCAGTTATTACCTTATTTTTTTCATTTTTGCTGGTATAGTGTATGTAATTGTCGGCTATGGTAGTACATCCGGTAGCAGTAAGCCTCCAACCTTGTCCTACGAAAAAGTACCTTCGGATTCTGTCCAAATTTAGATTTTCTAAAAAACTTGGGTCAATTGCATGTTGTATTTCGGTAACCATACGCAAGCAGAATTGTTTTGGATCCTGCGATTCAATTATTAATGCTTTATTAATAATTTTTGGTTTTTTCATTTGAGGTTAACATATTACCAAAAATATTTATATAATATGATACCATGAATTTATTTATTATGACTTGTATTTGAAAAACTAACTTAATATAAATATAGTATGAATAATCTCATCAATGAAGTAACTGCGGCCATATCGAATGCTAAATCTTATGTAAAGTATAGAAAAATAATATCAAGCAATTGGCCATTTCTTGACAAACAATTATCAACTGGTCCTTACAACAGATATGCGGAAAATTTGTATCTATTTCTGAATGGTTTATCTGAGAGACCTAGATGTGCTAATTCTCATTGTAACATAGAGTTAAAATATATTGATCGAACCGAAGGATACAGAAAATTTTGTTCAACCAAGTGTTCAGCGAGTTCAGATGAAGTTAAAAATCAACATAACATAGCAAATGCCAATCGATCAGACCAGGATAAGCAAGCAATAGTTGATAAGAGACACCAAACTATGATCAATCGACATGGGTTCCCGCATGCATTGCAATGTCCTGAATTTAAAGACAAGTATAATTTAAAGATACAGGATGTAGATTGGAAATCTGTAGCAGATAAACGTACAAAGACTTATTTAGACAAATATGGTGTTGATAATATTTGGAATTTACCAAGTTTTAGAGAGAAGATTAAACAAACAAATTTAGAAAAATATGGAGTAGAATGGGTACAACAAAATCACGATGTTGTATCAAAACGCACAAGCACACGCAACAAAGTATTTTTTGAAAATTTATTCAGCAGGGTAACATCAGCAACTCCGTTGTTCACAGTAGATGACTACGATAAAGTAGATCAAAAATATCCGTGGGTTTGCAATAGTTGTTTGACAACATTTATAGACCATATAGATGATGGCACTGATCCTATTTGCCCAAAATGTTTTCCTGGTGGAAAATTGTCATCACTTGGGGAGAAACAACTTGTAAATTTCATTTACAGTTTAGGAATAACCAATGTTTTGCAAAATGTCAGATATATTATTCCGCCAAAAGAAATTGATATATGGTTACCGGATTACAACTTGGGTATAGAATTTAATGGATTATACTGGCATACTGAAAAACGATGTAAAACAAAATTTTCTCATTTTAATAAATGGAAAACGTGTAATGATCAGGGGATACGACTTATACAGATATTTTCTGATGAATGGCAATTTAAACAAAATATTGTAAAGAATAGATTAAAACATTTTCTAAATAAATCAGAAAAAACGTGTAATGCCAGACAATGTATAATACAGTCAATATCTACAAAAGATTATAATCAATTTATGAATAATATACATATACAAGGGTCTTGTGTATCTTCTATCAGATATGGCGCATTTTATAATAATAAATTAGTAGCAGCAATGAGTTTTGGTAAAAATAGAGCTATACATAAATGTCAAGGCTGGGAATTATTAAGATTTGCATCATTAGGCAATATACCCGGTATTGCAGGAAAAATTTTCAAAAAATTTATCAACGAGTATAATCCAGATTTTATATTCAGTTATTGCGATTTAAGATGGGGTACTGGAAAAGTTTATGAATCGATTGGGATGACACTTGATTCTATTACACCACCAGGTTATTGGTATAGTAAAGATTTTGTAACAAGATTACATAGATTCAAGTTTACAAAACAAAAATTAATCGAACAGGGCTTTGATAGTGATTTAACAGAATCTCAAATAACTGAACAGCTAGGTTATCATAAAATTTGGGATGTTGGTCACAAAAAATTTGTATGGCATAAAATTTGAATTATTTTTGATTTTCAACAATAATTTCACCGCCACTGAGTAAAACTACTGAAAATTGATCAGTTTTAAATAATTTGTTAAGTTTGGTACAAAGATTAAAGGCATGCCCTGGGTTACTAAAACTAACTTTTAAGTATTTTAAATTTGGATAATTTACAACACTGTTTAATGTTCGTAAGTTAATGGGTTTGCCCTGATAGAATACAGCATATATACCAGTTGCTTCTAATACTTGTTCGCTTTTAAAAGTCTTTGGATCTGTGTAATTTAACAGAACATTTGGCTTTGGTCTACTCATAGATCATCCTTCTTCGACACAATATTTATAAAATCTGAATCAAAGAGAAGTATTTGCGAGGATTTATTAGACTAAAATTAGCTTGGTTTAGTAAAGTATTTAGTTAACTATACAAAAGTATTTAGTTAATTATTCAAAATTAAACCACTTCTTCCAACATTTTTTCAATCATTTTTTCCATATCACCGGGATTCATCTTTGACATAGCAATAGTCAGTTGACTAGTTAAATAATTACCCACGTTATTGTCAGACATGGCTTGTAGTCTAGTGTCATGAGGATTTAGATCCTTAACTGACTGTACAGCACCCTCTTGTTCCGCCCAAATACGTTTATATATCACTTGACCACACATGGCCCACATGAATACCGTAGCAAATGTGCTGTAGGTAAACACGTACCCTGCAAATGCCACATGTTTTTGATCATTAACAATCAAATGAGGTGATTCTGTTAACAAGCTCAGTGTTCTAGCCTGTTCAATGTCAGTAACTGTCATCATTTACCCCATCTTGAATAGCTGTTTGTAAACAGCTTAGAAATAAATCGGGATCTGGATCATATCCGTATGCTGCATATTTTACCACTCGAAGCGGGTTAATCTTGCCAAGATAATTTTTACCAACTCTTATTGCACGGTCGGCATGATCTTGTACGGCCTGATCACTAGCAATAATAGTATTTCCGTCAGTGATAAATTGACTTATTCCCAGGTCAAAATTATTAATCACGTCTAATGCACTTGTATACCATTGTTTACATATCAATTGAATTTTAATGAGATCTTCTTTGGGTAATTTATCTTCTAATAGATCAAACTCATGTCTGAGTCTTTTATCTGCGATTGGGTTGATATTTATAGTAAAAGATGAAGCATTTTGAGTTTCGTACACACTGTTGTTTAATTGACCAAATTCTCCGATGCGTTCCCGTAATCTGCTGTATTGATTGGGATTTTTAAAGAAAAAATCTATATCTTGATTTTGCCAGGGTTTACCTTCCCAAATTTTACGTACACTACCTCCTGCAACCCAGGGACCATTTTCGAGATCACAATAAGGAGATATTATCTTGCTGTATTTTTTATTGTTTACTGTGAAAAATTTCATAGAGTTAAAACTCGCCTCCGCTCATTGAAACTTCTTGCGGATTCAATAATTCTTCTTGTAATTCAATTACTCGATCAGATAGAGTTTGATATCTACTTAGTAGTAGTCCAATTCCAATTGATAGTTGTTCGGCTTCTTGTATAGTTAATCGAATTTCTTTGCTATTAAAACTACGAGCATTCTTATACTTTTCTAAGAATAGATGAATGCCATCTGTTGTTAAATGTTCACTCATATGTCGATTGCCTTTTTCTTTTGACTGATGCTGTTTTGCATTTCTAATTTGGTTTTAAATGGTCCTAAGAATTCATTTTCATTTAGTGTTGACATTTTAGGACAGTAACTTGTTACCCAGCCATTTGGAAATTTTACACCGTAATATCCAGCTGAATACAGGGTGTTTGACGTAGTGGATCGTCTGTATGCCGGCAATGACTCGTGCTTAACCTCTACAGCGCCCAGATGTTTTACAGGATACCCATCAATGTTGCCAATTTCATCAATAGACTCTTCTTCAGTTTGTTCAACTTCTATTTTACTTCCTATGAATAATTCTAACTCGGCAAAGTCTTTAAAGGTCTTTTTGTCTAATTTGCCAATTGACTGTAGTTCTCCATTTTTAGCGGTTAACAGGGATATACGCATTCCATCTTTTTGTAAAATCCAACTGTTTTCTGCAATTGATTTCAAAGTGTATGCAGTCATGGGTTAATCTTCCTGAACCAATAAGCCGGTATAAGCTGAGCTAAAACACGGGCTATATTCGCTGGTATTTTTTTCAATTTTAACCAATCCGTGTTGATTACAAAATCTCATCAGTGCCAATCCGACTTGCTTTTTAACTTCCTCATTAACAGCATTTATTATTGCTAAGTCAAATTTGTCAACCAAATCAGCCGGTTGTTGTGTGAGATCAATCAGCTGTCTGTTACGCTCGTAGTCGTCCCTGACTCGGTGTTCTATATTTTCATGATCTAACCATTTGCTCAACATGAGATTATTCCATGCATAACCTTTATTAGCACGATCTGCGTATGCTTCCTGTAATTTTTTAGTACGTACACCCGGAAACGCACTCATTACATTGTCGCCGGGATCACCGCGTACACATTTTTCAAACAGTATCCATTCGGGGTCTGGTATTGACATTTCCTGTCCTTTTTTATTAATAGCAATGTTACCATCTTTGTCGTATATACCTTTATTGGTATAAAGTAGACCAGCAATGCCATTGAAAATCATCACGTTAGGACTAATCAACTGTTGAAAATCGCTATCGCTGCTAATCACAATGTGACGATCATCAGGATGTAGTGCAATCCAACGGGCAATCATATCATCTGCTTCGGCATTAGGATGTTTTAATACTGAACAGTTGGTACTTTTACGCAAAAATTCAATAAATTTGTCCATAACCTCAAAAAATATTTGATCTTCTTCAACTTCTCGGGGAGTTCTAGAATCTGCTGCTACACGTCTGTTTGCTTTATAGGGTGTGTACATGTCCTTGCGCCAACTGCGGCCTTCAAGACAAAATACGGTGTGAGTTCCGTCAAATTGATTCCAAACTTTTTTGATACTGGTAAAGATGGTGTGTAATGCCAATCCAATTTGTGTTTCCAGATCGGGAGCTCTTACACCAAACCTTATTCTGAGAAATAAATTCTGAGTATCAATTATGATGTATGTAGCCATGACAAATCCTTTGTTTCATTAGTTATAGCAGGAAACAAAGATTTTTGCAACTGTTATTCTTTAATCCAGTACCAAGATTCATTGCTAACAGTATTAATGCTGTTGAAGTCTCTATAATTTTCTTCACACCATTTTTTTAGTGCAGCAGGAACTCCATCTAATCTAAAATCATGTCCAGCTACCATACCGCCTTTTTTGACTTTTGGTTCCCAGGCATTAATATCATCGTATGTTGCTTGAAAACTGTGATCGGCATCAATGAAAATAAAATCAAGTGATTGATCTTTAAAATGCAGAGCAGCTTCTGTGCTGGGCATTTTTAATAGTTCAGTTCTATTTCCCCATACACTTAAATTATTTTTATAGATGTTGTAATACCATTCCTGGGTTTCTGCTGTAACAGTTTGAAATACATCAAAAAACGGAGCAAACGGGTCAACGTTCCAAAGCTTGGTAATATTTTCGCAATTGTCCAGCATCATGTAGGTATTAAGTCCAGATCTGACACCAATTTCAACGCCTGTAACATTTGGCCCGAGATTTTTAATGACATCTAATAGTTGATAACAACCCTGAAATGTTATATCATGATCCCACTCACCTGTGGATTTTAAGCTATAAA